GTTATGGCTGGCCGTCCGTCAAGCCTTGACATTGGTGGCGCGCTGTACCCGTGCTATGACCTTGATTGCGCTATCCAAGCCCAGACCGCATAATCCACTACTACCGAACACAAATCATCTACTATCAGAACAGAACTAAGGAGCATCTAAATGGCATCAGCAACATACCTCTCAAATCCAGTCGTCAGCATCGCCGGAACCGATCTCACCGATATGTGCAGCGCCGCGACGCTAAACCATTTGGTTGAAGCGCTTGAAGATACCGCGTTTGGCACCACGTCACGCACTTACACAGGCGGTCTTGCAAACAACGAAATCACTTTGACGTTCTACGCGTCCTACGCTGCAACCGAAACTTACGCAACATTGTCTGCACTTGTAGGCACTAAAACGACCGTCGTATTGTCACCAAGTAGCGCAGCAACTAGCGCAACTAACCCAGAGTTCACTTTGACTGACTGCTATCTTGAATCATTGCCAGTTGTCAACGCCGCGCTAGGAACTTTGAGCACATACGACATTGTGCTAACTGGCGGAACGTACAGCGTCGCAACTTCGTAACAACACGGCTCCAAGCCGACATAGGAGACACAATGAAAATCCGACTCAAGGTTGATCTGCACGACGGCCACGGCCCGCGCTACGTCACCACAACCATGTTCACAATTACCGAATGGGAAAAGCAAGAACGACGCAAACTGTCTGACGGCCTAGGTTTTGGTGCAACCGACATGGCGTTTTGGGCACACTTTCTGTTAAAGCGCGCACTACCTGACATGCCGGCAACGTACTCGGAATGGCTGGAACAAAACCCAGACGTTGACATTGAAGTTGATGGAGATGAGACCGACGTAAACCCTACGGACGCGGCTACTACCGAAGGCAACTAGCCGAACTAGTAGTCGCGACAGGATGGGCGCCAACCTGGTATGCCGACAGTTTTGACTCACAAGACCTAACAACGGTCATCCATTTGTTAAACAAAAAAGCAAAGCGCTGATGACCTATGATCGTTATATGATCGGCTACAAATCCGTTGAGGTGTCTGGCGTTAAAAGCGCTATTAAAGAGCTGCGGAAAATTGACCCTGAACTACGTAAACAGTTCAACAAGGATGCCAAGGAAGTTGTGCGACCCGTTATTGAGGCCGCGAAAAGCAACTACCCAGCAACGTTCCTGTCGGGTATGTCGCGCGCCTGGACACAAAACGGAAAACCCAAGTTCCCGTACTCGCAAAGCAAAGCCAAATCAGGGGTCAGGCTAAAAGTGGATACTCGAGGCAAAGCGGTCTCAATTATTAACGTGGCACAAAACAACCCGGCAGCGGCCATCATTGACATGGCAGGCAAAAAAGGCGGCGACTCACGACGTGGCGAAGTGTTTATTGCAAACCTGACCGAGAAGGCTGGCAGACCGTCGCGCGTCATGTGGCCAGCATTTGAGAGCAACGAAACACAAGTCCAGTTTGCGATGGTGCAACTTATTAACTCTGTGATGGAACGCGTAGATAAGGAAATCTGACATGGCAATCAAAATCCCGATTATTTCCGAGTATGACAAACGTGGACAGAACGACGCCGAGACAGGATTAAACAAATTAGGCAAAAGCGCTAAACGATTAGCCAAGATCGGCGCCGTAGCGTTTGCAGCGGTTGGCGGTGCTGCTTTAGTAATGGGCAAAAAGTTGCTTGACGCTGGAGAACGCGCAGCAACATCTAATGCACGTATTGAGCAGATCACAAAGTCCATGGGTCTGTTTGAGGGCGCGACCGATCAAGTCACAGACCGTCTTGTCACGCTTGCAGAAAAGACCGCAAAACTTACCGGCGTTGACCAAAATCTAATTAAAGAAGGCCAAGCGCTATTAAGCACGTTTAAGAACGTGGCGGCTGATGCAGACACGGTCGGCGGAGTGTTTGATCGCGCCACACAAGCAGCCATAGACCTAGCCGCTGCTGGCTTTGGTTCTGTTACGACAAACTCGATCCAGTTAGGTAAAGCGCTAGAAAACCCTGTTAAAGGTTTAGCCGCGCTTAGCAAATCAGGCGTGACGTTTACTGAGGAACAAAAGAAAGTAATTGAAAGCCTTGTTGAGACTGGCCGTGTTGCAGAAGCTCAAGAAATCATTCTTAAGGCAGTTGAGGATCAGGTGGGCGGTACAGCAGAAGCAACCGCTAACGCGTCCGACCGCATGCAGGTAGCGTTTTCGCTTTTACAAGAAGAACTGGGACAAAAATTGTTGCCGGTATTTGAGAACTTTGCGACGTTCTTTATTGACACGCTTATTCCGCGCATGGAACAAATATATAACGAAGCAGCGCCGTTTGTTCTTGAAGCGTTTCGCAGGCTGTCAAACTTTATTAAAGATACAGCAATTCCGGCATTTGAAGCATTTGTTGAATATGTCAAAAAAGAAATCTTGCCAAAACTTGAAGACACGTTTGACATTATGCAACAAATTGCAAAACAAATAACTGAAAAACTTGCTCCAGCGGTTGAGAACACTCTTGTGAATGCGTTTAAGACGCTTAAAGAGTCAATGCCAGGAACTATCACGGTGTTAAATAAAGTTTTAAAAGTTTTAGAAGGCATTATTGCTGCGGCGACTGCGACGCTTGACGCGCTTGATCGAGTCACAGCTGGCAAAGCAAGCAGCGGCCTTGGTGCCGGACTAGGTAGGTTGCTCAACCCGCTAGGCGTTTTAGGCAATATTCCAGGCTTAGCCGAAGGTGGCATCGTGACAGGGCCAACCTTGGCAATGATCGGTGAAGCAGGCCCAGAAGCTGTTGTACCGTTAGACCGCATGAGTACAGGCGGTGGCATAACCATTAACGTCACAGGCGGTCTTGCCACAAGCGCCGAAATCGGTGAAAGCGTGGTTAACGCATTGCGCGCCTACTCGCGTTCTGCTGGGCCGTTGCAGTTACAGGTGGCCTGATGCCAGGCGTAGCGGTTGTTAATTCTGGCAACTATGACTTGCAGATCGCCACAGGATTTCAGGTTGACGCGTTTGTGCTTGATGACGCGCTTAAAGGCGTACTAGACAACACCGAGTACGTGCTAGACGGCACCACCGAGTTTGCCGATGTTATGGACTCCGTCACCAACGTGATGGTGCGGCGCGGCCGCCGTGACGTGGGCGACCAGTTCAGCGCCGGCACAATGACATTCACCATCCAAGACGTGGACGGCATTTTCAACCCGTTTGACCAGAACAGCCCGTACTACGACACCCCACAGTCGAAGCCTGGGCTCGCACCATTGCGCGAAGTGAAACTAATCCGCTACGACGACCTAGACGTGCCCGAATCCTTGTTTAGTGGTTATGTCGTTAACTATGACTACAACTTCGCGCTTGGCGGTCTAGACACCGTGACGGTGTATTGCGCTGACCAGTTCTACCTACTCGCACAAACCTACCTAGACGAACTAAACGTCGTAGCCGAAACATCTGGCGAACGCATAGAAACCGTCCTAGATCTGCCAGAGGTAGATTTCCCTGCTGGCGCTCGAGTCATTGCCACAGGCACCGTCAACCTAGGCCACGACGCGGCATACACCGTGCCGGCAGGAACTAACGCGCTGCAATACCTAACGCAGATTAACGAAACCGCCGAGTTTGGACGACTGTTTATGTCACGTGAGGGCATGCTGACATTCCAAAACCGCATTGGCACGACGCTGAGCGCGCCTGTCGCAGAGTTCCACGATGACGGCACCAACTTTCCGTATGACGGGGTAGGCATCAGTTTTGAGGCTGACGCGGTGGTTAACCGCGCGGTCGTCACAGGCTTAGACGGCAAGACCGCTACCGCTACCGATGCAGGGTCTATTGCAACATATTTCATTCAGACCACAAGCATCACAAACAGTTTGCTGCATGAACAGGGCAGCATTGACACCGCAGCCGCTTATCTGCTTAACCCAGAGCCTGAACCGCGCTACACGTCCGTGGCAACCAAGTTCCTGATGCTGACCACAGCCCAAAAAGACAGTCTGGCAACGGTGGACATTGGTGACACGATTAGCGTAGAAAAGTCGTTTGCTAGCGGTACAGGCACAACCCAGTTGGCGCAAGAACTGTCAGTTGAGGGCATTGAGCATTACCTGGACTTCAGCACAGGCCACAGGGTGCTGTACTCGACTGCCCCGACTACGATCGTGTACGAATTCATTTTGGATGATGCGATATATGGCGTACTTGATGCGCTGAATGTCTTAGGATAGGGGGCACTATGGGAGCAAACGCGCAAACTTCAGTACCAGATTTTACCGCTGGCCAGGTTTTAACTGCCGCGCAAATGACCGAGGTCAACACGGGCATACCCGTTTTCGCAGATAGCACGGCGCGCGACGCCGCGTTTGGTGGCACAGGTGAAAAAACGCTTGCCGAAGGCCAGTTTGCGTTTCTTGAGGACAGCAACACAACACAGTTTTATGACGGTGCAGCGTGGGAGCCTGTAGGTGTTGCACCTGCTTTAATTCATATTGCTACAGCCACACCAACAGCA